ATGGCGAACAAACGACTGCGGCCGTCCGGCACGTGGGAATACACGATCAAGCGGGCGAAGCTGCTACCAAAGCCACTTTCCCTGACCTTTGACACTGAGGAAGAAGGCGACGCGTACGTCGCCCGATTGGAGCAGCTGCTGGACGCCGGCATCGTGCCGGACGAAGTGGTCGAGCAGCGCGAAGCGATCGCGACAACAGGGGACGCCATTCGAGCGTACCTGCGCCGGGTATCGGTCCCTGATTCCGACGTCCAGGTGCTCAATGCGCTCCTCGGACGAGCGGCCATCAAGGCAAAGTCGCTTGCGACACTTGATTACCGGTGGGTCGAGCAGTGGGTGACCACCATGAAGCGACACGATCACCTTTCGCCGTCAACGATCCGACACTACGTCGGTGCCTTGGCTCGCTGCTTCGATTGGGTGGTGAGATCGGGCACGCCGATGTTGGCGACCAACCCTCTCCGCCTGCTCCCGAAGCGATACGCCACCTACACCGATGAAGATCGGGTCGCGGTCGAGGCGCAGGATGTTGACGCGAAAGAGGACGTACACCGGGATCGACGGCCGAGCGAGGCGGAACAGGCCGAAATTCGACGACTGATGGCCGGCGGGAAGCCAAACGGCCGCGAGCGAGCGTTCGATCTCCCGTACCGGCCGGCGCTGGTGTTCCTTTTCGAGCTTGGCATCGAGTCCGCCATGCGGATGCGGGAAATGTATACGCTGGAGGTCGACCAGTTTGATGTTGCTCGGCGGACGGTGTCTCTTGAGAAGACGAAGAACGGCAGCAAGCGCTCGGTGCCGCTCACGACGATCGCAATCGCCGCGTACGAGCGGTACATGGTCGCCGTGAATGGCGGCGATCCAGAGATGAACGGTTTCACCTTCGACTGCGGCCGCTTGTTCCCGTGGGTCGACGATATGGAGGCGTCGATGCGGGCCGAGGGCGTGCAGCTGCTCAAGCGCAAGGTGCTTGCTCGCGTCTCGTCCCGGCTATCGGCGCAGTTCGGGCGGATATTCGACGCGGCAGGTTGCTCGGATCTCGTGTTCCATGACCTGCGGCACGAGGCGACGTCGAGGCTGTACGAGCGTACGACGTTGAGTGACGTTCAGATCGCGAAGATCACGGGACACACCAATCCCAAGGTCTTGATGCGTTACGCCAACCTGCGGGGGAGCGATCTCGCCGAAAGGCTTTGGTGAGACCCCGGCCGGATGGCCGGGGTGGGTCTGGAGCGATTACGCGGCCATTGCGGCCGGTGCGTCCATTTCGGGGAGGCGTGGAAGGGGCCGTGCTTTGCGGCCGGGCCGGCGCGGGTCCGTCTGCGAAAGTTGCTTTCGGATTGCCTTGTCGACTCGGGCGTCAGTTGCTGGCGATCCGCATCGGATCTGTTCGATCCGCTTCTGCGTTTGCGCCTGCACCTGTTCCCGCAGGTAGGCCACGACGTCGTCCTCCAGAAAGACCCATGCTCGGCCGATCTTGGCACCAAGGATGTCGCCCCGGTGGACGATGTCGAGCAGCGTCGTGCGGTCGATCTTCAGGAATTCCGCGCACTCGATCAGGTCAAGCGTCCTCACGCATTACCTCCTCGATCTGCAGTGATGCGGTCGCGCCATTGCTCCAGTTGCTCGATGTATTCGGCGTGCGTCGGGTGATCCGCGACGGTAAGCCAGCATTCGTGGCTGCTGAAGGCGCCGCCGCTGATCACATGCGCGCTCAACCGGTTCGCACTGATTTGCGCGGCGAGATCGGTAAGTGCGATGACCAGGTGGTCAACGGTGTCCGCCTGCAGTTCGAGACGAAACCGGACCGCGCGCTTCGGAGGTGTTGTCATCGGCTACCTCCTGCGAGTGCAGCTGCGCGATCGAGCCGTTCGATCTCGGCGAGGATCAGTGCGCCAGCCTTCACCAGTTCGCGTCGCCGGTCATCACCGATCTTCGCGCTCCAGCCATCAGGCAAGATCGCTTGGCCGAACGTGCAGCTATAGCCAGTATCTGTCGCCGGCCAGTCGCGGACGCTGGCGGGCATCGCATAGTACGCGGCGAGCGCCGCGATCTCGCCGCATGCATGCGCGTCATCATGTTCTTCCGTCCAGCCTTTCTCCGCGATCTGCCGGCGGCGCTCGGTGCGCACATCTACTTCTGCTGTCGATTCGACAGGGGACGCGGCGCGGCGATTCCACGCGTCCACTGCGGAGCGGAACGCTTCCTTGTATTCCGGGTGAAGGTTGTCGAACGCGGCTTCAAAGCCGGTATCGTCCGGCGTCGGCGAATAGTGAAACCGATCCACGCGGACCGTGCCAGTCGGCGTCGGGAAGTGCTCGCCGGTCGCTTCAGCGTCGCAGCCGATGCACTGAACCGAAAAAGACGGGGTGTGAGTGTTCCAAATCTCGGGGTCGGTGCCGCCACAAAACGGACACGGCAGCAGTTCTGCGATGGCATCAGCTCGGCTTTTATCGGTAGTGTTCATTGTTGGTCTCCGGTGGTGGTTGCGGGGAGGGCGCGGCCAAGTTGCATCAGGCCAGTTTCCAGCGTGATGCCGGCGGTTGCCGCCCAGGTGCGTGCGTCCTGAGCCGCCTTGTGGCGAGCGAACGATCCGATCTCGTCGGCCATCAGGTCCAGTAGCTCGACGTCGGCCGCGTGCGAGATATCGACGATCAACGCGCGGATCTCGATGCGCAGAGCGTCGAGCCGCGCGAGCGTGCCTTGGCGGGTATCCGCCAAGGCTTCGTTCATCTGGACTGGTTTGCGCCGCGCGAGCGGCGCTTCGTCTTTCTGGATCGCTTTTACGGGCGTCAGCCCGTCGTTGTCCGATTGCATCGAAGTGCCGTTGACGCTCGCCAGTGCGATAGCCGGGCGCTTCTTCGCGTGTTCCCGCTTTCGCGGCAGCGGACGTGGGGTAGAAAGGGCCGGGCGCGGGGTCAATTTGCGGCTCCGGTCGGGAACGGCCACGCGGACGCAGGGCCAAGAGCGAGCTTCGCCTTGTAAGTCGGGAATGCGGCGTCGAGTAGCGCCCGATTCGACGCGACCCGTTGCTTGTGCCCGATGGCCGTCAGCACATCCGACAAATCGGGGCGTTCACCCTTCGCGGTGGCAGCGGAGAATTCGGCCGTCATGTCGGGATCGGGCATGCCGACGATCTCGTGCGCCCATTCGAGAATGCGCTTGAATGACGCTTGCTCGGCCTTGGTTCGCCCGTGGACCGGCGATTTGATCGTCTCGATGAGCCGCGCTGCGCCGGAACGAATCGCTTGAACGCGCGTCCACACCGCGCGCGTCTGGTGCGATACCTTCAGCGGGTCGCTCGCGAAGCTGGTGCCGGTGTTGTATTCGATCGCGTAGATCCATGCGCCGGGTGCGGGCTGCGCGACGCGAATGTATGCGAGCGGCCCCTTAATTCTTCCGGTTCGCTCAGGTCCGCATACCGTATCGACAGGCTCGCAGCAGCCGTTTGCATCCGGCTCTGACAACGGCCAGACCTTCGTGGACGAGGGGCGGCCGAGTAGATCGGCGAGCGGTATCAGCGCGGAATGAACTGCTTCGATCGTCGGCTTTGCCAGTCGGCCAAAGTTCTTGTCATGGAGTACAGCCTGCAGGGCCTGCAAAAGTTGCTTTGACTGCTTGTCGCTGATCTTGGCGGGGGCGCTTTGTCGCGACGCCGCCTGCAACGGCGCCTGCGGCGTAACCGTGCCTTTCGGGGCCGCCGACGATGCAGGCGGTGCTGCGTCGTCGCCCGCGTTTTCGTCGGCGTCGGCTGCTGCTGTGGCGGTTGCCTGCTCGGGCGAAGGTTCGGAGTCCGGGTGCGTATCGAGCAGGGGCGTTGCCACGAGGTACTTCTTCGTCACCTTCGTTTTGCCGGCTTCAGCCGCTTTGGCAATCCCGGCGACGATGCGTTCGAGCGCCTTTTCGCCGCCGTGCTGGCGTATCTGCTCGATGGCCAGTGTGCCGGTACATTGGCCTTTCCGTACGAGTTGGTGCAGTTCGACCGGTGCCCGTTCAAGCAGGGCGACGTCGCGGATCGTTTGATCGGTGACATCCAAGCGCTTGCAGATGGCGGCAAGGGGCATGCCATGAATGTCGCGCAACTCTGCGACGGCTACGGCCAGATCAAGGGGCGACGAAGGCTTGCCGTTGTTGCTGAGATAGCCGTCGATCACCATTTCGGCGCGGTTGACGTTCTTGGCGTCGCGGACGACAACCGGAATCTTGCCCAAATCTTTCCCGGTGGCGATCGCGTGTCCCGCCGCGAGATAGCGGTGCTGCCCCTTGTAAACGTAGAGCAGATCTTTGCCGTCAACCTTGCGGGCGTAGCAATGGAGGGGGGAGCCTTTGTCGTATCCGTTCTCCCGCATAAGCGCGGCGAGATGTGCCACCCATTCGGGATCAACCGGTCGGATGTTGTCGGAGGGATCGTAGTGAAGCTGGTCGTAGGGGACCATCCACAGGTCCGCTGACGTCGCGCCTGCCGCAGCGGCCGCGGCCTTGATGTTGCCGGTCGGGATCGGGGCGGTCAGGTCGAGCTGTTGCGTGCGGTCGTCCATTACGCAACCTCCTGCGTTGCCGCCACCCGTGTCTTGCCCGGCTTCTTCGCCTTATCGATTGCCTTCGACGCCTCGACATTCGCTGCGCGCTTGGCGTCGCGCAGGCGCTTGATTGCGTCGGCGCAGGTGCCTTCGTCCGGAATCGAAATCTGCCTGCGGGCGATCTCTGCGCCGTCGAGGATCAAGTATTCCGTATGTACGCTGTCCGGGAGCGGGCGGCGTCCGACTACATACTTGCCGATCAGAATCGGTGTCGACGGACGGCGTGCGTTTCGGTCGTATCGCGTGATGGTGCGGAGTGCGAGGGTATCTCGTCGTTCGATATCGAAAAGAGGTTCGGCTTTGACTTTAATGCGCGTCATGACGGTCTCCATGACGCCGGGGCCGAGTGCCCCGGCAGGATCGGGGCGGTTAAACGGTGACGTGGTAAGCCGTCGTCGGCGCGACGACCGGGTCGTCTTGAAAGATGTTGACGGCGACGAACAGCAGGCAGGCGACTATCGTCCATCGAAAAACTTTGGACTTTTCAAAGTTGCTTTGGCGGGCGGGTTCGGATGCCGTGATGCGGGGTGTTTGTTCGTCGCGGAGCCAGTCGTGGCGGGTTTCCGCGTGCAGATCGGTCGTTTTCATGGTGGATCTCCGGGTCTGCGCGACATTGCGCAACCCGGAGATTAGTCTTATATGGCTTATATGGTCAAGCCTAATATGACTATTTTGGGGCGGACGTCAGCCCCGGCTGATGTCTTCGGCCCGTCTTATTTGTCTCGGATCGCCATGCATTCGATCGCGTCGCATAACGGCGATGCCGGCCAGCAATTGACCGGCAACGGATAGGGCGACGTCCATCCACGGCACGACGTTGATGTACGTCGCCGCAAGAATCGCAGCTGATACGAGCGGGATAAGTTGTGCGAAACCGGCCTGATTGCGTCGGCGACGTCGGCTGGTGCGTTCATCGATCCGGTCATGGATGCGAGTTAGTCCGGACAGGATCGCGGGTGCGAACTCCGGTTCAATCCCGGCGGCCGACAAAGTGATGTCGCCGTTCTCCGACATGAGCACGGCGGCGTATGCGATGACAGGGGAGCTGCGTGAAGCGAGTTCACCCAGTAGGGCGTTGCGCGTCACGGACTCCCGATCGCTGCGGAGTTCTGGGGCCGTGCTCGATGCCGACTGGAGCTTGAGTGCACGAAAGGCAGACAGGTTAGCGACGTCCGCGCTTTCCCTCGGTGGCGTGGCTTTGGTCTTCATTGATGCTCAACGTTTTGTCTGATAATGGTCGTTGAGCTGCGCGTCTAACCGATGCGGTCTGCGCCTTCGACGCCGGCATCGTTTCCGAGATATTCACTGTCTCCTGGCCGCCGGTACGGGCTGCGCCGCTGGTGCTCAGGACAAACTCAATATACGACTCGATCTTTTCTCGGTCCTCGCCGGACAGTTGAGCAACGGCTGCCGAGTCGTACTGAAGTCCACCCCCACTCGCCGATTCATCGGAAATCAAGCTGACGAGAGACACGCCGAGCGCGTCAGCGACAGCTTCGACGTGGCCGAGCTGCGGGTCGGCTTCGTTGTTCCGCATGCGTCCGACCGTCCGCTGCGCTAGTCCTGCGCGCGCCGCGAGTCGCCCCTGTGTGTTGAGCGTCGGGTGTGCGTCCATCAGTTTCCTCAGCTTGAGCGCGAGGATTTCGCGGGCGGGTGTCTTGTTCATCCTCTGATGTTGCCAAATATGGCTAGACATTCGTTACTTTTCCCCGGCTGTCGGCGGATTGAAAAATAGCCAAATAAGACTTAAAATCGATCCCGCACCTAATTGGGGAAACGATATGAGTCAGCGTGTGAGCTCTTGGTTGGAGTTCGTCATCGAGCAACTGCATAAGAACAAGGGCAAGTGGCGGCGCATCGCGCACGACGCAGGCGTGCCGTACGACACGCTGACCAAGATCGCTCTGTCGAGAGTTACCGATCCGCGCGTATCGAACGTGCAGGCACTCCACGACTACTTCGTAAGGGCCGAGGCGTCTTGCCCAAGTGTCCGGCGCGAGGAGCCTATCCCCGTCACAACAGCAGCTTGATGAATCGTAGTCAATGCGCTCCCGCCGCGACAGCATGAAAGCGGCACATTCCCAATGTTCCGATATGACCTGCCGATACGACAGTACCGAATGGCTGGACGTCCTCTATACGTCCGTTCGCAACACGCCCGGCGGCGTCGCCGACGCGGCGAACCACCTCACGATCCGGCGCGGTAAGAACATCACGCCGGAATCGCTTCGCCTTCGCTTGCGTGGTGTTGGCGACAGTCGCTTGTCGATGGAAATGTTCGAGTTGCTGATCGAGTGGATGCAGGAAAAGGCAGAGGGCGAGGTATACGCGCTCGACGCGCTACATGCGCTGAACGCGCGCTTCGGGCTGGTTGCCGAGCACGTCGACGACCATGCCGCAGACGACGTCGGCGAACCCGGCACGCTGCGTCTTGTTTCGACGGCGCTGCACCTGCAGGCGCATGTTGGCCTCGTCGCCGACGACGTGACGCGTGCGCTGGCTGATCAGCGGATCGACGACCAACACGCGGAGAAGATCATCGCGACCGGCCGCAAGGGCCAGCGTCTGTTCCAGCGTTTGATTCACGCTGCCCGCAACCTTGCCGCGCGTCGACGCCGTCGTCATGGAGCGGTTTAAGCCCGGCATGGGGTGCTGTCGTCCCGACCGTGAGCATATCGGCCTTTGCTGCTCGCCTGAGCAGCAATTGGCATGCGCTGTCACGACGCTCGCATCCCGTTTCGAATGTGCCCCCGCTGAAGCGGGGCGCTTGCTATCCGAACTGATCGCCACGTTGCCCGATCGCCTCGCTCCGATTCTTGCGGAAGCGAACGCAGCCGGGAGCGTGCGCTTGTTCATCGAGCGAGCTGCGCGCGCATGCGCCGCGCTCGCAACCAAGGCGGAACGTCACGCGTTCCGCGACCAGCTTACCGATCGTCTCTGCGCGCTGGACCTTGCCGCGTTCGACGATCTCATGTCGGCGGAATGGCGTCGACTGCGCGGCAAATAACCGGAGACACATGTGAACGTGAACGGGATCAGTAGCGCGTTGCGACGCGGCGCATCGCAGTACAGCCGCTCGCCGAGCGGGCGGCAGTGCTATGCGGCGGGGCGAGCCGCATGGCGAAGCTTTTCTCACAAGGTCGAGCGCGACCGTCGTCTCGTCGAGCTGGAGGCGGCTCGTCGTGCGAGCTAACAGCGCGCAACTCAACGAATTGTGATCTGGCCGCGACATGCGGCCAAAGTAACTTTGATCGAGGGAATTTTTGTATGGCGACACTGGACCAGATTATTCAGCAATTGCGTGCGGCGGGACATCCCGACCTGCCCGCCGGACATCCGATCGCGGACGGCAAACATCACCGATACGGGCCGCGCAAGAAATACTGGTATCAGCTTCGCGAAGTCATCTGCAAGGGCGCGGTAATCGGCTATGGCGGAACGTTCGGCCATTTCTCGGGCGACGATCCGGGCACCGAGCGATTCGAATGGAGCGGCGCACCGATGAGCGAGGAAGTGCTCGCGGAGACGCGTCGCCGGCAGGAAGCGGCCGACCGTGAGCAGGCCGAGCGCGATGCGCGTCAGGCGAAGCTCGCCGCGAACCGCGCGCGAGATCAGTGGAACCGTGCGGCAGAGCATGGCGAGTCTGCCTATCTTGAACGCAAGCGCATCACGGCCGAAGGCGTGCGTTTCGACGCGGACGGCACGATCTTCGTGCCGATGTATCAGTACGGCGATGACGCTCGGCTCGTCGGTCTGCAGAAGATCACGCCAGACGGCGCGAAGCGCTTCAACAAGGGCATGGAAAAGAAGGGTGCGTCGTATCTGCTCGGCGAGGTCGGCGCAGACGACCAGATCGTGCTGGTCGCCGAAGGCTACGCGACCGCGCGCTCGATCCGCATGGCGATCGACGAGGCGTTCGCCGTCAATGTCTGTTTCGACGCGGGCGGCATCCTCCCGGCCGTGCGCTACCTGCGTTCGACGTATCCGGATGCGCATGTGCTGGTCTGCGCCGACGACGACTGGAAGATCGAGCAGCGCATGCGCGACTGGCTCGCCGACGAGTTCGCTTTCCGGGGCGAACTGGTGTTTGGTGCCGAACCGGTGCGGATCGAGGCGAAGAACACGTGGTACATGGTCGCCGCGTCACGCCGTCGTGACGACAATGGCGTGCCGTATGTCGAGGTGAGCTACGGAAACGACGTGATGCCGTTGCGCCGTAAGCGCTTCGAGAATACGGGCCTGAAGCGCGCGTACGAGGCGGCAGCGACGGTCGCCGACGTCAGCGTGGTCTATCCGGCATTCACCAATCGCGGCGAGCGCAAGCTGACCGACTTCAACGACCTGCACGTCGAAGAGGGTATCGATCCTGTCCAGGCGCAGGTGCAGGCGGCGATCTTGCGCGTCATCGCGCCAGCGAACGAAGAGATCCGACCCGCGACGGTTGCGGTGTCGACCGCGGACGACACGCCGACGAAATCCGCCGCGACGTCCGCTGCCGCGAAACAGCCGGAATGGGATGGCCGCGAGGCAGAGAACGGCGCGCACACATGGGAGCAGGATCTCGCGCGTTCGGACAAGGGCACGCTGCTGCCGACGCTCGGCAACGTGCACATGATCTTGGCGAATCACAAAGCGTGGCAGGGCGTCATCGAGCAGGACGACTTCGGTGGCCGCGTGATGAAACGCAAGGCACCGCCGTTCCGGCAAGGCGTGAAGGGCGAGTGGACAGACATGGACGATCAGCGCTGCGCGCTTTGGTTGTCGCAGCGCTACGGCCTCTCGGTGCGTACCGATATCGTGATGAACGCGGTTCTGTTGGTGGCGGACGAGAAGCACTTCCATGACGTGCGCGAATACCTCGAAGGGCTCAAATGGGACGGCGTGTCGCGCGTGCGATCGATGCCGTCTACGTACCTGCGTGTCGCCAACAGCGAGTATGTGCAGCTCGCGTTCATGAAATGGATGATCGCCGCCGTCGCGCGCGTGATGGAGCCGGGCTGCAAGGTCGACAACGTCCTGATCCTCGAAGGCAAGCAGGGGCATCGCAAATCGACGGCGCTGAAGGTATTGGCCGGCGCTTCGTGGTTCACGGATACGCCAATCCAGATCGGCAACAAAGACACATACGCGGTGCTGGCCGGGAAGTGGGTGATCGAGCTGGCCGAGCTGGACTCGTTGAACAAGGCCGACTCGTCGGCGGTGAAGAGCTTCTTCGCGACGGCCGTCGACCGGTTCCGCAACTTCTACGGCAAGCGGGCGACCGATGTCCCGCGTCAGTGCGTGTTCGCCGGCTCGGTCAACTTCGACACGTACCTGAAAGACGAATCGGGCAACCGGCGTTACTGGCCGCTGCGTGTCGGTGGGCTGGTCGACATCGACGGAATTGTGGCCGTTCGTGATCAGCTCTGGGCGGAAGCCGTGCATCTGTATCGCTCGGGCGTCGTGTGGCACGTAGAAGAGCATGAGCGCCCGCTGTTCGAGATCGAACAGGCGGAGCGCTATGAGGGCGACGTGTACGAGGACAAGATCGCCAAGGCCCTGGAATTCGTGTCGCGCACGACGATGGAAGAGATCCTCGCGGACATTCTGAAGCTCGACACGTCGAAGTGGACGCTGGCCGAGCAGCGCCGCATCGGCAAGGCGTTGAAGTCGCTCGGGTGGGTGCGCAAGCGGGAGTCGACCGGATCGCGCGGTTGGTACTACGTGAAGGAAGAGCAAGAGCCGGAAGCGGAGCGCGAACTGGTCGCAGCGGGTGATGACGACAGTCCGTTGTGATTGCGTGGCGCGCTGTGCCTGCACGGCAGGCGCGCCACTTGGCCCGTCTTGGCGCGCTGCGGACGTCCCATGTCCCAATGTCCCAAGGCGCGGTCTCGGGCGCGTGTGCGGGGGCGCGACATGCGCGACGTGAGCGGCGCATGTCGCGCATGTCGCAGGCGCGCACCCCCACAAGCCTTTTCCCTTGGGACATTGAGACATTAGGACGAGTAGGAGAGAGTCATGATCGATTTGAAAGAGCGGGTGGGCGTTGCGATGAGCGTTCGTGGTCAATTCACTGACCCGATTGCCGATCCTAAAGTTACTTTGGGCGCGCTCGCCTTTGCGAACGATCTCGGGAGCTTGCTGGCCCGAATCAAGGCCGGGCCGCTGCCGACTCCTGCGATGGTGCGACGAGCAACGTTGCTGTTGGCGCAGATGATCCGGACGTCGGGCCGATTCAAGCGTGCGCGGTTCACGGGCCTGTCGCGCGACGAGCGCCGTGATCAACGTACCGGGCACGCTGTCGAGCGTTCGAAGGTCGACATCATCGAGCGCTTCGCGCTGCGATTGCTGGATGAGTGGGTGAACGATCAATGTGTCGAGTGCGAAGGGCGTGGCGTCGTGCGTCGCGCGCGTGCCGTCACGACATCAACGCACGCGTGTGATGTATGCGGGGGCAGCGGGAAGGTGTGTGTATCGGAGGAGCGTATCCCGTTCTTCGAAGGGCGTAACGGGCCGCTGGTCTTTCGAGAATACGAACCGTGCGACGACTGCGGCGGGATGGGGCGGATCGCCGCGTCGCCGGTGTCGGATGCGAAGGGCCGACACATTTGCCCCGACTGTTCCGGTTCCGGCAAGCGGCAAGTCGACGACGCTGGCCGGGCGCACGCGCTTGGCGTATCGCTCGAAGAGTATCGCAAGAACTGGTCGTGGCGCTTTCACGACATGCTCGCGCTGCTGGATACGGTAGATGGATCGGTGTACGACACATTGCGTCGACAATTGCGAGGATGAAACGTATTCCATTTCAAGAGCGGATCGCGTAAACTTTGCACATCCTTTACCGCGTCACTGGATAAATGAGCGACCGCATACTCGTGTCGCAACCTTCGCCCGACAGGCGTACTGAATCGCGGGAGCGCCGCGACCAACAACGATACCTGTCTGTCGGGATCTGTTGGGAGGGCGTTCGCCCTTACGAAATGAATATCGAAGCCCTGAGTGCGAAAGCCCTCAGGGCTTTTTGCATTGGGGCGCTGAAATGCGAATCGAGTCGACGAGCGCCGGGCCGAGCGAGGTCTGGTCGACGTGGGATGAAGATCGAAGCATGGGGCGCGTTACCGCGCGGTGCTTCGTGTTTGACGATGCGATGGACCGTGTCGTGTGGGCGATGGACCGAGCGGGCGATCGCGCGATCGCGGATGTCAGGATCGGCGCAGGTACGTCCAATAGTTAGGTCCTTCGTGGATTCCCGCAGACGTCTCTTGTGGTCCCGGAGGAATAAGTCATCTACATGCAACGTGCGGCATAGAACCGAGTTGAATTGATGGTTCGGCCGTACCGATGCATCGTGCGCGTCAATAGGAATCTATGCGCGCGGCACCGTGACAAGAGACTGCACGGTCTGCTCGATGATCGGCCAAGAAACAGGTTTCTGGAGGAATGCGTGCCATAGCCCATCGTCCGTTGGAGCCTGATTTGCAGACATCAACACGATCGGAAGCCGGGAAAACGCAGGATTAGTGCGGAGCGTCCGACAAAGCGTTACCCCGTCCATACCGGGCATTGACCAATCGGTTATCACAAGATCCACTGCAATTTCCAATATTTGGGCAAGGGCTTCCTGACCGTTTCGAGCCAACATAACGTGGTAGCCGGCGTGTTCAAGAAGTAGTCCAAACGCGTGCAACGTTGCTTCGTCGTCTTCAACAACAAGGATCGTCGCCATAATTAATATCCGTGGTTGCGAGAGTGCAAATGCGGCCCCCGTGGCCCGCAGCCAGACTGTAGTTTGCCTCGTAGATTGCGCGCGTACTAGTTCTGATATTTACGCGATCGCTCAGTCGCGCGTACGAATTACCGGGAAGCAATATTTGCGCCCGATTACGTCATGCGATCGGTACGAACGCATTTTTGCAGTGCGCCGCCTATTTCGATGCGTACTTTATCGATCTGCCCCGTCCTGCGGGGAATCGACGGCGTGTATGGCCGCCGAACGTAGACATCTCTCCCGACATTCCCTCGGAAGTCCGCGATGAACCATTGATAAGCAAGCGGGGACCCTGTAGGTGGCCGGACACGCGGGGGCTCGCACCCGCGTTTTTTCTCTACTGGCGAGTTTCCATAGGGGGTCATATTCATGCCGACTCAGCAGCAGATCGCTGACCATCTCGACCTTGACCAGTCGGCCGTTTCGCGGTTCGTCGACAAGGTCCGGCTCGATTACCGCGCGGTGTCGATCGACGAGATCCGCATCGCATACATCCGGCACTTGCGCGAGGTCGCGGCCGGCCGCTCCAGCGAGACCGGGATCGATCTCGTCGCCGAGCGTGCGATGACGGAGCGCGTCGATCGCGAGATCAAGCTGCTGACGCTTGCCGAGAAGAAGGGGCAGCTCGTCAACGCGGCGCAGCTCGAACAGGCGTACGGCCTGATGGTCGGCGCATTTCAAACGGAGCTGCTGTCGCTGTCCGACAAGCTGGTGCAGGAGCTGCGCACGCTATACGGCGTCGAGGTGGACGTCGAATGGTTAAACGAGCATATATATGGATGCCTTGAGCAGCTTTCTGAATACGACCCAGACAGTCCACGCGGTGATTCGCCGGATCGCGACGATGCTGCGTCCGCCGGAGCGGATTGGGACGACGGACTGGGCACGCAAACATCGTCGATTGAGCGCGAAGGGATCGGCCAGTCCCGGCCGGTATAACCCGAACATCACGCCGTGGGTGTTCGGCATGCACGAAGCGCTGGACGATCCGACCGTGCAGAAGATCGTGTGCATGAAGTCGGCGCAGGTCGCGTGGACAGATGGCGTGCTGCTGAACTACATCGGCAAGCGGATCGACGTTGACCCGTGCCCGATGATCGTCATGTTCCCGAAAGAGAAGACGGCGAAGAAGTTCAACCTGGAGAAGTTCGAGCCGATGGTCGAGGTGACGCCTCGCCTATCGGCGAAATTGCCGGTTCATGCGGCCCGCGACAAAAACAACTTGTGGGATCACAAGACGTTCGCACGCGGCTTCCTGAAGTTCATCACGTCGAATGCGCCGGACGAAGTGAAGTCGACACCGGCCCCGGTCGTTGCGGTCGAGGAGCCGGACGATGCGAATACGAACGTTCGCGAGCAGGGCGATTCGATCACGCTGCTGGAGGAACGGAACAAGAGCTATTCGGCCCGGCGACGCAAGATGATCTTGGGCGGCACGCCGACCATCGACGGCCTGTCGCGCATCCAGCAGGCTTACGCGGCATCGGATCAGCGCGTGTATCTCGTGCCGTGCCCTGAATGTGACGAGGAGCATGAGCTGGCGTGGGAAAACGTCACGTGGAGCGAGGGCGCCGAAGTCGTACATGAGGTCTACGGTCGCGCAGAACCGGAGACGGCCCGTTACACCTGCCCGCATTGCGGCTCTTTATGGGACGACGCGACGCGCATTCGCGCGGTCCGTCGCGGGCGATGGGTCGCGACGGCACCGTTTCACGGCGTTGCCGGCTTCCGCATCAACGAGCTGGTGTCGCCGTTCCCCGGCTCGAACATGGCCGAGCTGGTCAAGAAGTGGCTGACGGCCGACAAGGCGCTGCGCGAGGGCGACGATACGAAGATGCGTTCGTTCGTGAACAACTCGCAGGGCCGGGCGTACAAGTACAAGACCGATCTGCCCGAGCTGGACGTGCTCGCGCAACGTGCGTTGCCGTACGCGGAGCTGACAGTGCCGCTCGGCGGTTTGGTGTTGACACTTGGCGTCGACGTGCAGCATGACCGGCTCGCGATCGTCGTGCGTGCATGGGGACGCGGCGAGGAAAGCTGGCTCGTCGCATGGGGCGAGATCTACGGCAACGTGACGGAGCAACAGCAAGACCCGATGACAGGCGGCGTATGGGGCGCGTTGACGATGCTGTTGTCGCACGCATACCGGCATGAGAATGGCTGGCTGCTGCGTGTACGTGCAACGTCGATCGACTCGTCGGACGGCGCAACATCGGACGCGGTATACAAGTATGTGCGCGCGGCGCAGCAGGCCGGTTACAACGTGATGGCCGTCAAGGGCAGCAGCAACGTCGACGCGGAGATTTTCAGCGTACCGAAGGCGTCGATCGACTCGACGCGCAACAACAGCAAGGCGGCGAAGTACGGGCTGCGCCCGTATATGGTCGGCGTCAGCCGCGCGAAGGATCTGATCCTCGAAAACCGACTGAAGCTCGAAGGTGACGGGCCGGGCCGCATGCACTGGTATAGCGGCGTGCGCAGCGACTACCTGTCGCAGCTCACGGCGGAGGTCAAGGTGCCGGGGCCGCGTGGCGGAAAGCGCGTGTGGAAGAAGATCAGCCCGCGCAACGAGGCGCTGGACTGCGAAGGCTACGCGCTGCACGCGGCTCGCAGCGTGAAGGTGCACCTGATGACCGAGGCGCACTGGCAGGTCGAGCAGCATCGTGCGTCGCAAGTCTCCCTGTTCGATGCGGTCCCGGTGCTGGAGGCATTGCCTGCGGCGCTGCCGGCTGAGGTGCCGCCCGATCCACCGCACGTGCCCGAGACTATCGAGACGCCGCGGCCGTCGCCGCAAGTAGCAAAACCCACCGAAACCCCGCCACCGAGCGGGGTTTCGCGCATTCAGGGGCGTCGTGTTGGTCGCTCGACGTACCTGAAGCGGCGCTAAACGAGGGAATGGCATGGCATACACAAAACAGGATCTGCAGAACATCCAGTCTGCAATCGCGAAGGGCGAGCTGGAAGTCCAGTATGCCGACCGGCGCGTGAAATATCGCTCGATCGGCGAGCTGCGGGAGGCACGCACCGAGATCATTCGCGATCTGAACGGCGCGGCCGGACGTTCGTCGATCGTCCGGATTCGCCACGCCGGCAAGGGGGTGCGATGAAGGGGGGCTTTCCATCACTCGCGCGGCGCGGATTCGTGGTGCCCACGCGGCTGAAGGCGGCGGCATATGAGTCGGCGAGCACGACGGGCGCACGTGCGAAGTCGTGGCGTGCGTCGAGCGCGGGGCCAAACGCGGCGGCGGCGCAAAACCTGCCGCTGTTGCGCTCGCGCGCTCGCGACGCGATTCGCAACGATCCGTGGGCGAAAACGGCGATCGCGCGACTCGTATCGAACACGATCGGCAACGGCATCCAAGCGCACCCAAAGCATCCGAACGCTGCGGTGCGAAAGATGCAAAAGCAACTTTGGGAGGATAGCTGCGAGGAGGTCGACGCGGACGAGCTGTTCGACATGGCGGGCGTGCAGACGCTTGCCGCACGGGCGTTTTTCAGTGACGGCGAGGTACTGGTTCGTCGTCAGTTCCGCAGTCCGAGCGAAGGGTTGGCGGTCCCGATGCAGATCCGGCTTCTCGAAGGCGATCTGCTGCCGATGGAGAAGAACGAGACCGTGCAGGGCGGTGGCGAGATCGTCAACGGTGTCGAGTTCAATGCGGACGGTCGACGCGTTGCGTATCACCTGCTGCAGCGTCATCCCGGCGAGTACGGGCGTGCATCGACGGCCAACATGCAGACGGTTCGTGTGCCGGCCGACGAGATCGCGCACGTTTTCCTGGCGTTGCGGCCCGGCCAGGTGCGAGGTGTTCCCGAACTGTCGACCGTGCTGCTGCGGCTCAAGTCGCTGGACAACTTCGACGACGCGGTGCTGTTCCGACAGGAGGTCAGCAACCTCTTTGCGGGATTCATCACGAAGCCGCCTGCCGAGCCGGGCCTGATGGGCGATCCAGTCACGGGCGCGGCGATGGAGTACGACGTCGACGGCTTTTCGCCGGTCGTATCGCTTGAACCGGGGAGCATGCAGGAGCTTGCTCCCGGCGAAGACGTCAAGTTTGCGGAACCGCCGGGGGCGGGGACCGACTACGGCCCGTTCATGCGTCAGCAACTGATGGCCGCTGCGGCGTCGGTCGGCATGCCGTACGAGGTCATGACGGGAGATCTGCGCGACGTGAGCGATCGCGTGCTGCGGGTGATCTTGAACGAATTCCGGCGGTCGATCGAGCAGATCCAGTGGAACGTGTTCATTCATCAGTTTTGCCGGAAGGTCTGGCGCTGGTGGGTCGACGCTTGCGCGCTGTCGGGCGCGATGCCAATGGCCGACTACTACCGACGTCGTCGCGACTATCTGCGGGTCCGATGGGTGCCGCAGGGCTGGCCGTATATCCATCCGGTGCAGGATGTCACGGCGAAGCGGATGGAGATCCGGTCCGGGCTGGCGAGCCGGACAGGTGCAGTGCTCTCGCGCGGTGACGATCCCGAGCAGGTCGATCAGGAGAACGCCGACGATCTCGCGCGCGAGCGCCGGCTCGGAATTCGATATGACACGCTCGATCCGGTCGATGGGGCGGGCGATCTTTCTAATGGGGATGGCGAATGAAAGAGAAGAAGCGGTGGTGGGACATCCGTGCGCAGGCGAATGCGACGGGCGGCAGCGAGGTAGAGATCCGGATCTATGGCGAAATCGGATTCTGGGGCACTGACGCCGAGATGTTCGCCGCGAAGCTCGATGAGGTTGCGTCGACAGCGACATCGATCGTCGTCGCGATCAACTCGCTGGGTGGCGACGTGTTCGACGCGTTCGCGATCTACAACGCTGTGCGGCGGTACGCCGGCAAGGTGACGGGGCGCGTCGACGGTGTGGCTGCGTCGGCAGCGTCGCTGATCCTGATGGCATGCGACACGATCGAGATGCCTTCGAATGCGCGGCTGATGATTCACAACCCGCATACGTTCGCGGCCGGCGAGGCCGGCGATCTGCGCAGGCTTGCGGATCTGCTGGACAGTACGTCCGACAGTATGTTGGCGGCATACGTCGAGCGCAGTGGCCGGACGGCGGAGGAGGTCCGCACGATCATGGATGCTGAGACCTGGCTCACGGCTGCGCAAGCGAAGGAGCAAGGGTTTTGCGACACGATTGTCGATCCGGTCCGCATTGCCGCATACGCGGGCGCAGCCCGGCACGCGGCACGCTTCACGTCGGTGCCCGCCGAAATCATGGCCGCGCTGGAGAGCGACGGCGAGGTGCCGCCGGTCAATCCGCCGGCCGATCCTGCGCCGCAGCCGCAGCCGCAGCCGCAGCCGCCGGCAGCGCCGGACGTTGCGGCGCTGGCGTCACATGTGTACGCGGCATGCCGTGACGCGCGCATCGAGCACTGCGCCGAAGGCATCGTGCTGGCGACCGGCCTGCGGGATCGCGCGACAGTCGACGCGGCCATCCGCAACGCACAGGACATCGCGGGCATCTGTCTGGCCGCGAGTCTGACCGAGCTGACGGCCGGCTTTGTCTCGGACGGCCTGTCGCCGGATCAGGTGCGCGCGCGGCTGTTCGAGCGCATGACGGCCTCGCAGAAGCCGATCAACCATCGTGCTGCCCCGGTTGCGTCGCAAGACGCGCCCGTGGTCGCGAATGCGCCGCGTGCGGCGTCCATCTACGCGGCTCGCAAGAGCGGCAAGTAACTTTGACGTAACCCGAGGAGGGGAAAACTCATGTCGAACTGGAAGGTACAGGCAAATCTCCCGGCCGAATTTCTCGTGTCGGAGGGTAACGGGCAGATCTCGCGCGAGCAGATCGTGGTGAAGGCGGGCGCTGCGCTGCCGGCCGGGCAGGTGCTCGGCGTGACCAGTACCGGCGAATACGCGCCGTACGACAACGCCGCGAACGACGGTTCCGAAGTCGCCGCAGCCGTGCTCTACGCGCCGCTGGCGGCGTCCGAAGCGTCGCGTCCGGCGACGGGGATCGTCCGGCTCGCCGAAGTCGCGGGCGGCCTACTCACGGGACTCGATGCAGCGGGTCGCGGGGATCTCGCCGAGCGACACGTGATCGTCCGCTGATCACATCGCACGCCATTCAAGGCCACGCCGACCGCGTGGCCTTTTTTGCATCCATTTTCATGTCGGAGGTTGTATGGCGGATATCGCCCTGTTTCAAGACGATGCGTTCTCGCTCGCATCCCTGAGTGCTGCAATCAACGATCAGCCGTATGTTCCCGGCCGGATCGGCACGCTCGGCCTGTTCGAAGAGGACGGCATCACGACGACGACGATCCAGATCGAGCGCGACGGCGACACGCTCGCACTCGTCGCGGCTGGCGAGCGCGGGTCGCCGGCAGCCGTCGTCGCCGGTAGCAAGCGCAAGATGATCCCGTTCAATACGGTGCATCTGCCGCAGCGTGCGGTGATCAAGGCGGACGAGATCCAGAATCTGCGTGCGTTCGGTTCCGAGACCGAGTTGGAGGCGCTGCAGACCGTCGTGAATCGCCGGCTCGCGAAGATGCGCCGCCAGCTCGACGCAACGCACGAATTCCACCGTATCGGCGCGATCAAGGGTGCAGTGCTGGATGCGGACGGCAAGACGGTGCTGATCGATCTGCTGCAGTACTTCGGCATCGAGCAGACGGTGATCCCGTTCGAGCTGGGCAAGGCCGACACCGAGATCCGCGTGAAGTGCGTCGAGGTGCAAGACGCGATCGAAGATGCGCTGGGCGCGACGACGTACACGGGCGTGCGTGTGCTCTGCGGCCGGGCGTTCTGGAACAAGCTGATTGCCGCGAAGACCGTGAAGGAGACGTACCTCGCGACCGCGATGGCGGCGTCGCTGCGCGGCGACGCACGCGATGCGTTCGACTTCGGCGGTTGCACGTTCGAGCGCTATCGCGGTCGCGTCGGCGATGTCGGCTATGTGGCGGACGACGAGGCGCACGCGATTCCCGAAGGCGTGCCGGACCTATTCATCACGCGCTTCGCGCCGGCCGACTACGTCGAGGCCGTCAACACGACGGGCATTCCGTACTACGCGAAGCAGGAGCTGATGGACTTCGGCAAGGGCGTCGAGATCGAGGCGCAGTCGAACCCGATCCACCTTTGCACGCGCCCGAAGGCGCTGGTCAAGCTGAAGGCGTGACATGGCGTTCCGGGATCTGATGGCCGACGTCGACACGGCCGTGAAGCGAGACCTGTCGGATGACGTCACGATCGACGGCAAACCGCTGCAGGGCATGTTCAAGGCGCCTTGGCTCGGCCCGGATCTCGGAACGCAACGCACGCAGCTCGTTGCGCCTATCCTCGACATCACGGACGACGATGCGGCGCGTGTGCGCGAGGGCAGCATCGTCGAAGCGGGTGGCGAGCGGTTCCGCGTTTTGGAGATGCACCCGACCGGCACGGGCTGGACGATTCTGATTCTGAGGTGACGATGGATCTGCTCAAGGTCGAGATCGACGTGAAGGGGGCGCTCGAAGCGCTCGCGGGCCTGCCGCCTGCATCAATGCAGGCGGCATGGCGGCGGACGCTGCGCAAGACGGGCGCGTGGATACGCAGCCAGACGGCGAAAGAGGTCAGTGGCGCGACCGGCATTCAACAGAAGCTGCTGCGGCAGCGGATGTACTTCTTCATGCGTTCGCTCGATACGGGCAAGGTGTGGCTCGGGCTGAACCCGATCGAGGCGCATCGGCTCGGTACGGTACGCCGAACGAAGAAGGGGATGCGCGCCGGTAAATCGCTGTTCGAGGGCGCGTGGCGCAAGACCAAGTCGCAGCCGGACGGCGCAATCTACCGACGCACCGGGAAGGCGCGAACGCCGTTCGAGGTGGTGACGGTCGAGTGGGCGCAGACGGGCGATCCGGCGTTTCGACGGGCTGCACGTGCGTGCGAGGCGCGGCTGATGACGGTCCTGCGGCAAGAGGTCAACTATGAACTGCAAAAGGCGATGAACCGTGCTCGCTAACCTGAAACAACTGCACGACGGCATCGAGGCGGGACTGCGCGACCGGCTGCCGGATCTCGAACGCATCCATGCGTACCCGAAGATAGGCAAGTCGATCGACACGCCGTTTATCGCGATCGAGCTTGCGGAGCTGGAGCCGGGGCACGACGACGGAACGGGCCGGGTGCCGCTGATCGCCCGCATGCAGGCCCGCGTGATCGTCGACCCGCTGGTGGAGGATGCCGAAGTCCAGGTGCGCGAGCTGTCCGCGCGCGTGCTGCAAACGGTGCATGGGGCAACGTGGGGATTGCCCATGACGCCCGGCAAACAGATTGGGTCGGCCGGTGAAGATCCGTTTCGACCCGAACTGGATACGTATCTCGTTTGGCTCGTCGAGTGGGTGCACGAATTCGACCTGGGCGATGCGTACGAGCCGCCAACGAAGGGGCGCGCGGTGGTGTGGGGTGTCGATCCTGAGACGGGGCCGGGGCACGAAGGCCGTTACTGGAATCCGGCGGAACAGGGAGCGGGGTGACGTGTGAGCGATTTCGAGCTTGGCGAGATGGATCGCCGTATGGCGTGCCTGACGCAATCCGCGGTCGTCGAGGAGATTACATACGACCCGCCACGCGTGAAAGTCCGTGTCGGCGATTGGGTGAGCGACTGGCTCAAATGGCAGGCCGGTGCTGCCGGCAAGGTTCGGCATTGGCGTCCGCCGTCTGTCGACGAAGAGGTCGCGCTGTGGGCACCGTCCGGCGATCTCGCGGGTGCATTCGTCGCGCCCGGCTACTACACGGAGCAGCACGGCGGGGCCGGTCGATCTAGTCCTGACGAGACCGCGACCGACTTCCCGGACGGCGCATTCGAGCAGTACAACCATGCCAGCCATGAATACGTGCTGTCGGTGCCGGCCGGTGGTCGGATCGTGTTCCGCATCGGTGACACGGAGTTCGAGCTGAAGGCGGACGGAGCAACGCTGCGCAGCGCGAAGCTGTTGGCCGATGTTCCTGACTCGACGTTCACAGGCAACACAACGACCGAGCAACTGCTGACGTTCAACGGCGGCATGCAGGGTAAGCCGGACAACGACGGCGGTGTAGCGATGAAGATCGCGGGCGGTGCTGAATACACCGACGACGTCGTCGCGGCTGGCAAGTCGGTGAGCAAGCACACCCACCGCGAACAGGGAGATGGTGAACTTGTGAGTTCGCCGATATAGCAATTGGTCGCCGCAGACTATTTCGTGAGTGCCTGGAATGCCAGTGATGCGCCCATTGAGAGGGCCATGGAAACACCTTTCTTGACTGCGTCGGCTGCGCCACTCTTTACATTGGAGGCGAGATACTCGCCCAGAGATTTGTCCTGTGTCAGTGATGTTGGCGTTGCCTTAAGCACTTCAAGCCCCTTTGACGATAAAGCGGCGTATCGCCCTGGGCGTCCACGACCGTTGTCGAGCATGTGAATGTAGCCTGCTGAGTAAAGCCATTCGACCGTGTCGTAAAAGAACTGTACCTCTGCTTCGTTCTTATGGACGATTTGGCCAAGGCCGCCCGCTCCGGGAACAACTTCACTATCTTCGATTCCGAATTCTCGCGGGACGAGGCTGGTCTTTACCGGGAACTGTTGATACAGGTACGCAAAGATACGTGCAACGAGATTGTCAAACTTCTCAATGTTTTCCATTTCTTCCAGGTGACGCGTGTCGCTGAAATTGAAGCGCAATGTTACCTGTCATTTTGAAAGTACAGCCCCGCCATCGAGCGGGGCTTTCTTTTTGGGAGATTCGCCGATGTCGAAAGGTGCACAGCAAAGCGGGGCGGCGGCTCCCGTGACATTCATCGATACCGAATTCCGCAGCCGCGTGATCGTGTTTCCGGACGGCTCGCACGTTGCCGTGCTGGCTGGCAGAACGGAAGTGACGGAGCCGGAGCACATCGCATATCTCGATTCGCGCGAGTGCTTCAAGCGCATTCCGACGAAGGCGCAGTGATGGTCGTGCTGGTCGGTATGTGTCGCCGCACGGGCCGACTGATCGGCGGAGTCGATCATCTGGTGCAAAGCGTTGCGGACATTCTGAGCACGCGCAAGGGCACTCGTCGCCAGCGGCCTGATTACGGCTCGGATCTTCCTGCGATGGTCGACCTGCCGATCACGCGCGGTTGGATATCGGCGGCACAGGCCGAAGCCGCGCGTGCAATCGGACGGTGGGAGCCGCGTATCGCGCTGGACAGCGTGAAGGCACTGTCTGTCGTGGACGGCAAAGTAACTTTTCGGATCGCCGGGCAGTACAACGGCGACGATGTTGTATTCGAGGTGACGATATGACAGTGATCGATCTATCGGCGCTTGATCCGCCGGATCTCGTCGAAACGCTCGACTTCGAAGAGCTGTACCAACGCAAGCTGGAGCACTTCAAACGCATTTACCCGGATTGGACGGCAGCACTCGAATCCGACCCGGTCGTCAAGGTACTGGAGCTGGCTGCGTACGACGAAGTCCAGTATCGGGCGCGAGTCAATGATGCAGGCCGTGCCGTCCTTCTGGCTTATGCAACTGGGGCGGATCTCGAACACCTCGCGGCGCTCTGGAACCTGAAGAAAGAGATTGTCGATCCCGGCGATCCGGAAGCGCACCCGCCGATTCCGGTCACGTACGAGCGCGACGAGCGGTTGCGACTTCGCACCCAGATGGGGATCGAGCGCGCGTCGACGGCCGGGCCGTCAGGCTCGTATCGATCGCTCGCGATGGACGCGTCAGCGGATGTCGCGGACGTACGTGTCGACCGTCCCGAGCCGGGTGTCGTGCGCGTGGTCGTGAAGTCGTATTCGAACGACGGCATCGCAAGTGCTGCGCTGCTCGACACAGTGCGCCGCGCGCTCACGCCTGAGGATCGCCGGCCGCTTAACGACACACTGCTCGTCGTGCCGGCGCGGCCGGTCAATTACGCGATCGTCGCCGATGTCTATATTGGGCGCGGTCCTGATCCCGGCGTCGTACTCGCGGCGCGACGGGCGGATCTCGACATCGCGGTTGCTGCGGGAGAGGGCTTGCGTGTTGGCATGCCGAGATCTGCGGTTACCGGGGCACTGCATCCGAAGGAGTCGGGCGTCGTGCGAGTGGACCTGAAATCTCCTGCGGCCGATGTCGTGTGCGCGATCGACGAGTTCGCGCGATGCACATCGATCGTGCTCAATCCGAAGGTGAGCGATGGCGACTGAAGCACTCCTGCCGACGAATCAGACGAGTCTGGAGGCGGCGCTCGCGCAAGTAATGCGGCCGACTGTCGATCCGAACGTGATTCGCACCCTTTGGGACGCCGACCGCTGTCCCGCTGCATTTCTGCCGTGGCTTGCTTGGTCGCTGGCGGTGGACGGGTGGGAACTGGCGGAATCGGAGGATGCAAGACGCGCACTCATCAAGTCGTCGCTCGCGATCTACCAGAAGAAGGGTACGCCGTGGGCGATTCGCGAGATCGTACGACGGCTCGGCTTCGGCGAGATCGACATTCAGGAGGGGCGGCAGGTCAAGCGCCGCGACGGCTCGGTTAAACGCGACGGCCGGTATCTGCATGGTGGTTCGACGGCATGGGCCGAATACATCGTGAAGCTGCGGCGACCTGTGACGCGAGATCAGGGCGAAAACCTGAAGCGAGCGATCGAGCGCTACGCACCGGCTCGAAGCTGGCTCGCGTGGCTCGACTTTTCTGAGGTCGCGATCCGACACAACGGTGTCGCGACGCGCAATGGTCAATTTACGCGAGGAGTGATCGGTACATGGCCAATCTGAAAGAAGAAAGTAAGTGGGAAGAAGGTGTCTATCAGTTCGAGACATCGGACCCCGTGCAAGGCGGTCCTGATGGGATCGACAACGTGCCGACAAAGCAACTTGCGAATCGCACGCGGCACCTTAAAGATCGGGCGGATGGCAACGACAAGCGGGTCGGCGATGTCAGTGCTCAGGTCGACGCGCTTGGCAAGCGAGTCGATTCGCTCGGGACCGACAAGCTGCCGATTGCTGGCGGCACGATGAAGGGCATGTTGCGGGGGAAGGCCGGCGCGATCACGCCCAACAACGTTAATAACGCCGGGTTTGGCTTCGATGGCGATCCGGATACCGGAATGTTCTCGCCGGCAGACGGTCATCTACAGCTCGGCGCGAACGGCGTGCCGTACGTGGTTATGCTCGGCAACAATCTGACGCTGAATCCCGGTGGCTTCCTGTTGTTCAACGCGGGTGGAGCCGAGCGCGGTCGATTTACACCGGCCGGTCGATTGCTGCTCGGGACGACCGATGACAACGGTCGGGACGGGATGCAGGTCGCCTATCGTGCGTCGTTCGCAAGCGGTGTTCGTTCGACCGGGATGGACCTGGACGGAACCATTGGGGGCCAGTATCGAGCCGTGGGGGCGACCTATGGCGTCATGCTGCGCAACGATGACCGGGATTCCTATCTGCTGCAAACGAAGAAGGGTGACCCCCTTGGACCGTGGAACGATTATCGACCAATCTCGTGGAATCTGGAGACCGGAGTGTTGCGGCTCGACGGTACCGGTTTGGGGACGGTTATCGGCGGGACGGTCGATATAGCTGGGGACTTGAAGGTAAAGCCAGCGGGGGGCGAAGGGAAAGCTTTCCTTGGTTCGGGCGACGGCTACTTTTACGGGAATGCAGAGGCGGCCGGGTGGTATTCGCCGACAAAGGGCGCGTTTCAGTATTTCTTCAGTAACCGAACTTTACGTATCGACGGCCAGCCAGTGTGGCACTCGGGCAATCTGACACCACTGGACTTGAACAACGGCGGGACGCTCAAAGGTGCGCTATTCCTTGCTACCGGTGCCCGGATCTATCTGTCGGAGGGCACGCCTCAGAATCCTTCGCTGACATTCGACAAGGACGGTGCGCCAGATACCGGTCTGTACCACATCGCCGACGGTGAGTTTGGCGTGACGTGCAACGGACTGGTCAACGTACGATTCACGGCCAACAAGGGCACGATCTTCGATCGCGCGGTTCAGGTTCCGACGCCAGCTGCTGGCGACCGATCGAACAACGCGGCGTCGACGGCGTACGTCGTCGATGCGATTGCGTCGGCGTCGATCGGTCAGATCATCTTCGAAGTGCGATCGAGTGTCCGAGCTGGATGCCTGAAGCTGGACGGCACCCTGCTGAATCGAGCCGATTACCCGCAGCTTTGGGCGTACGCGCAGGCGAGCGGAGCGCTCGCGACGGAGAAGGATTGGGCCGCTGGTTGGTGGGGGTGCTTCTCTACCGGTGACGGAGCAACGACGTTCCGCATTCCCGAGTTTCGCGGCGAAGGCATCCGGTGTGCCGACGGTGGGCGCGGTGTGGACGCCGGTCGCGGTGTTGGCTCTTGGCAGGATAGCCAAAACCGATCGCACGCACACGGCGCATCGGCCGCCGCCGTGGGTGACCACTCACACAGCGCGTGGACCGATGTGAGGGGCTATCACGGACACGGCGTGAACGATCCGGGGCACGACCACGGAATCCCGATTGCGTCGGGAGGTGGATACATCGGCGAAATCAACCTGAACGGCGGTAGCCGTGCCGAAAAACGGACTGTCGGCAGCGGCACCGGCATCTCGATCAACGGCGACGGCGCGCATGAGCACGGTGTCGGCATCGGCGGTGCCGGTGGACATTCGCACGCGGTCAGCATCGCGGCCGACGGTGGTGCGGAAGCGCGCATGCGCAACGTCGCGGTGCTTGCCATGATCCGCGCATATTAATTCGTGAGGTAAAGCATGCTTTGCAATCAGTACGACAGTTTGACCGGGCAGTACATCGTGAGCTTTCTGGCCGATGTCGACCCGATGAATTCCACTCGCTATCTGGTTCCCGCGTTCTGCACGCTCGAACCGCTGCCCGAGCGTGCGCCGCGCACCTGGCCGTTCTGGCGTGACGGCAAATGGGAGATGCTGCCCGACTATCGCGGTGTACGTCTCTATCGCACGGAATCCGGCCTGCCGGCGGAAATTACCGTGGCGGGGGTCAAGCCTGACGATGCGGGCCTGACCGAGGAGCCCCGCCCGTCGGACACGCATGTATGGCGGGATGGGACGTGGGTCGTCGACGAAAAGATCGTCGCAGACCGGGCGCGCGAGTCGGCGATGAATGACTTTTTTACGCGGCTGGAAAAGGCTCGTCAGCAGAATCGCGGCAAGTCGGATGCACGGATGACGGGGCGGCTGTCGGATCTCGAACAAGCAACGTTCGACGCATGGGCCGACTATCAGGTCGCACTGGTGAATGTCGTGGAATCGCCGACATTCCCGACGCAGATCGCGTGGCCGGCTGAACCCGATCCGGATGCCATTCTCGCGAAGGTGCAGGCCGAGCGGGCGGAGAAAGCGGCTCGCGAAGCCGACGAAGCTGCGAAGAGCGAAGCGGAAGCGAAGCAGGCCGAGGCAGATCGCGCGGCAGCAGAGGCTGCGACGCCGACTCATGTCGATGACGCTGAACCGCTGCCCGAGTCGGGCGAGACCGCCAAAAAGTAACTTTGCCGACGCCACTCGTCCGGGTGGCGTCGTTTCGTTTCAAGCCGCTCCGATGAGCGGCTTTTTTATTTCCGGAGATCCGCATGGCAGCGACTTCCTTTTTCCACGGCATCACGACGACCATCGTCGACAGCGGCCCGCGCACAATCGCGGTGCCGTCGTCGTCGGTCGTTGGTATGGCCGACACCTACACGCCCGGTCCCGATCTGGCGCAGCCGAACGTCCCCGTCCAACTGACCAGCTACGGCGAGGCGGTTCGTGCGTTTGGCGAAAACAGCGCGATCGCGCGGGCCGCCCGCGCGATCTACGCGCAGAGCAGCGCGGTTGTGATTGCGGTTGGCGTGCCGGCAGCGGCGGACGTGGCGCAGCTCACGTCGGCGATCATCGGTGGTGTCTCGGCCGGTGGCGCACGCACGGGCATGCAGGCGCTGCTCGACGCGAAGTCGCGTTTCAACGCACAACCGCGTCTGCTGATCGCACCTGGGCACACGTCCAAGCAGCCGGTCGCGACGGCCGCCGACTCGCTCGCTGGCAAGCTGCGCGCCGTGGCCGTGATCGACGGCCCGGCCGTCGACGACGAGGCGGCGATCACATACGCGAAGAATTTCGGCAGCAAGCGCCTGTACATGGTCGATCCCGGCGCGAAGGCATGGGACAACGCGACGAATGGCGAGATCGCGCTCCCGGCGTCGACGTACGCGGCGGGGCTCTTTTGTCAGACCGACGCGAAGATCGGCTTCTGGGCGTCGCCGTCGAACAAGGAGATCGTCGAAATCACGGGCACGAGCCGGCCGATCGAATACCTCGACGGCGACGAGACGTGTCGCGCGAACCTGCTCAACAACGCGAACATCACGACGATCATTCGCGACGGCGGTTATCGCCTCTGGGGGAACCGCACGCTGTCGGCCGATCCGAAGTGGAAGTTCGTCACGCGCGTACGCACGCTCGACATCGTCATGGATGCCGTGCAGGCCGGACACAAGTGGGCGGTCGATCGCGGCATCACGGCGACGTACGTCAGCGACGTGACCGAAGGGCTGCACGCGTTCATGCGCGATCTGAAGCGTCAGGGTGCAGTGATCAACTTCGAGGTCTATCCGGACCCGCTGCTGAACACGGCGAGCCAGCTCGAAGACGGCAAGGTGTACTGGAACATCCGATTCACGGACGTCCCGCCGGCCGAAAACCCGATTTTCCGCTTCGAGGTCACGAACCAGTGGCTGACCGAAGTGCTGGATAACCAGATCTAAGGGAGGAACGATGATTCCGGAAACTCTGTACAACTGCACCGCGCATGTCGATGGCCGCGGATACGCAGGTCGCGCAACGAGCGTGACGCCGCCGAAGCTGAAGATCAAGACGGACGACTTTCGCGCTGGCGGGATGGACGCGACGGTCAAGGTCGATCAGGGCATGGAAGCGCTCGACGCATCGTTCGCGATGTCGACGATGGAATACGAAGTGCTGCGCTTCTTCGGGCTGGTCGATCAGGGCGCATTCAACGCCGTCTTTCGTGCAGTCTTCATGGACCGTAACGGCAAGACGAAGAACGTCGCAGCGTATATGCGCGGGATGTTGCATGAAATCGATCCGGGCGACTGGAAGCCGGGCGACAAGTACGAGGCGAAATTCTCGGTGTCGTGCGACTACTACAAGCTGGAGATCGCTGGCCAGATCGTGCACGAGATCGACATCTTCGCGTGCAAGCGCGTGATCAACGGCGTCGACCAGCTCGCCGAGGTCCGTAAGGGTCTCGGCATGTAATTGCCACGTCGATGTCACTCGACGTCATTCGTACGTCATGCAGCAAAGCTACTTTATTCAATCAATGGCGAGCCGACGGCTCGCCATTTTTCATTTCAGGAATCGCAATGGAAAAGGTCACGGTCTCGCTCACTTATCCGATCAAACTCAATGGCGTCGAGTGCGACAAATTCACGATGCGCCGGCCGAAGGTGCGCGACATGCGCGGTGCGCAGAAGCTCGCGCCGAACGATGCCGAGCAACAGGAACTGATCCTGTTCGCCAATCTCGCCGACGTTTCGCCCGATGACATCGAAGAGATGGACATGGCCGATTACGAGCGCGTGCAGGACGCGTACTACTCCTTTCGATCCGTACGCGAAGCTGGACCGAAAGACGCTCAAGGCGCTGGCGAATCGGCTGGTGCGTGAATACGGCATGTCGCCGACATCGATCGACGAGATGACGGTTGACGACATGCTCTGGTGGCTGACGGATTGAGGGGGCCGGGATGGCGAAAGACTTAGCGCTTGGCATCGTGATCGGCGGGGCGGTCTCGGCGACGTTCGGGAAGGCGATCACCGACACGTCGTCGAAGATCGACGCGATGAAGAAGCGGGCGAACGACTCGCGGCTCTGGCAGCGCCAGATCGGCGAGACGATGCGCCTGCAGGACGAGTTCCGCCGGTTGCATTTGGCGGGCGACAGCGCGGCGGACGGCATCCGTCGCAAGCTCGACAGCAATCTAAAATCGCTGCGAGACGCCGGCATCGAGGTCGGCCGGCTCGATCGCGCGTATGCGCAGCTCGGGCGAACCGCTCGGGGGCTGGATCTGAAGGTGGCCGGCCGCGAGCGGCTGGCGGCCGGGCAAGAGGCCGGTCGCGGCGTGATCGGCGATGCGATGAAGCTGACGGCGGCCGTCGCGGTGCCGGCGACGATCTCGGCGAACTATCAGGCGATCATTCGCGACATCGCGATCAAGGCCGGCATCGCGCGCACGCAGCACGAAGCCGCGATGGGGACGCGGATCAGGCGTGACGCCGGGGCGAACGGTATCGGCCGCAACGAGCTGGCCGACGCCGTCAACCAGATGGTCGCGGGCGGCATGGATCTGGATCGCGCGCTCAATTTCGCGCCGCTGGTTGCGAAGTTTTCGATCGGCCAAGGGGCGACGACGGTCGAGACCGCGAAGATGATCCAGGCGCTGCAGCAGAACGCGGAGATCGTCGACCCGAAGCAGATGTCGAAGGCGCTCGAAGCGATCGCGTATCTCGGCAAGGAAGGGTCGTTCGAGTCCGTCGACATGGCGCGGTGGTTCCCGGTGCTGCTCGCCGAAATGAAGAAGATCGGCATCACGGGGCAGGACTCGGTGACGCAGCTCGGGGCGATGCTCCAGGTGCAGATGAAGACCGCCGGCAGCTCGGACGAAGCCGCGAACAACCTGAAGAACTGGTTTTCGAAGATCGGATCGGGTGAGACCGAACGCAACTATGCGAAGGCCGGCGTCGACTATCAGGCAAAGATGCGCGAGGCGATCGGCAAGGGCTGGTCGACGTTGGAAGCGTCGTTCGTGCTCGCCCGCGCGTACATCGAGCGGGTCGATCCCGCCAAGGCGAAGCAACTCGCGGCTGCGGCGAAGCAGTTTAATTCCGAGATGGACCCCGCCAAGCGTCAGACGCAGATGGCCGCGTTCGCCGAGACGATGAAGACCGGCGACCTGTTCAACGACATGCAGGTCAAGGCGGCACTGACGGCGTACATGCAGAACGCCGAGCTGTATTCGAACCTGAAGCGCAACGCGCAGCAGGCGAGCGGCGAGATCCAGAAGGATCTGGAAGCGCGTCGGGAGACGTCGAAACAGATCTGGAGCGAGGTCGGGCAGCGATGGGACGACGCGATGCGCAGCATTGGCGACGCGTTGCGGCCGATCACGGATCGCGTCGGCGAAGCGGCGAAAGGGGCCGGCAGCGGTATCCAGTCGGCAGCAGACAGCGCCCCGAAGGCGACGGCCGCTGTCGTCGGCATCGCCGGCACGGTGCTCGCGGTGCGCGGAGCAAAGGCACTTTGGAGTATCGGTCGCGGCATGTTCGACATCGCGCGCGGCACGCTGTTGGCGCGTGGTGGTCGAGGGACTGCGGGGCGTGCACGTGGTGCAGGTGCTGCGGGTGGTGCTGTCGGGCGCGCACTGGATGCGATCGGCGGGGTTGCCGGTGCCGCTAGTGGCGTGCAGCGCGTGTTTGTCGTGAACATGCCCGGTGGGGGCGGCGATGCGGTCGGGCTTGGCGATGTGATGGGCGGTGGGCGTGCCGGTCGAGCCGCGCGTCGTGCGGCAGCTCGGGCGGGACGGCTCGGGAGGATCGGGCGGGTCGTCAACGCGGGACGTGCACTCTTCGGTCGGGTTGCGCCGTGGGCAGGGAAGCTGGCCGTCGCGGGGACCGTGCTGAAGTTTGGCTTGGCGGCTCGCGAAGCGTACGCCGTCGCGTCGAGCACCGATACGAACGAGCGGGAGGCGAGCCGTTTCGCCGGCATCGCCGGCAGTCTCGCGGGTGGCGTGATCGGCGCGAAGGTCGGGGCGGCGATCGGATCGCTCGGCGGACCGATCGGAACGGCCGTCGTCGGCGTGCTTGGCGGGGCTGTCGGGACGTTCGTCGGCGACAAGGCATTGAGCGCCATCGCGAGCAAGTTTCTGAGCCGGAAACCGGACGAGACGCCCGCGAACGCCGAAGCGGTTGCCAAGGCAGCGAAGGCTGCTGAGAGTCCGGCGGCAGACGCCCGCTTCGGGCCGCGCATCGACCAGAAGAACACGTTCGCGCCGGTCTTCCACGTGAAGATCGATGCGAGCGATGCCGACATGGCGAACAAGTTCCTCGCGCAGGTCAGTCCGCTGTTGACGCGGGCGCTGGACGAGCATCAACGCAAGGCGAACAGTCGAACGGCAATGTTCGACGCGCCGCATATGTAAGGGAGGCGTTATGGATGTGATTCGACAAATCACGGGGGCCGCGACGCAGGCAGGCATCGCGACCGAGCGCGTGCGTCAGATGGTTCGCATATTCGATCGGAACCGTGCGGCAAGCATGGCGACGGTCGACGTGCTGCAGCGTCTCGCGACCGGCAATCTCAGCAGCGCGGCTGAACTGCTGACGGGTGCGACGAGCGCGCTGTCGGTGGCGTCGGATCTCTTTCCGCAGGTCGGCGCGGTCATGCGCAGCTTCAATGCGACGCAGGCGTCGATCGGCTCGATTCTGAAGGCCGTCGACGGATCGAATTTCCCCCTTGTGCGGGCTGCCGCTGACAGCGTCAAGTCGGCATTGGGCGGGGCATGGAATCAGTTCAACGCGGCGGTCGGCCTGAAAGACACGGCGGTGATGGATCTGATCAAGTCGACGGGCGTCGGCTCGATGCTGTCCGGTCTGGTCGACGGGGCGTCGTCGAGCACGCCGCACCTGATGACGATGACGACGGATGCCGGCGACGCGTTCCACTTCAACCTGTCGACGGCCGCTCACGACAAGCTGCGACGCGCGACGCGGTATCGCGTCGCGTCTCAGGAGCGCCTGAATCGTCAGGAGGCGCTTCAGCCGGTCAGTGAAGGGGGCGAGACGATCACGCTGTCGGGCGTCGTCTTCCCGTCGCTCGGAGCCGGCACGAAGCAGATCAGCCGGCTGCGTGCGATCGGCGGCCGGATGAAGCCCGTGCAGCTCACGACGGGCGACGGCGAAGTACTCGGCCGCTGGCTGTTGCAGGCGATCGAGGAGGAACAGGACGCGCTGCTCGCGGACGGCATGCCGCGCAAACAAACTTTCTCGGTGGAGTTCGGCCGCTATGGCGAAGACTTTAAGAACGTCTGACGGCGACGTGCTCGATACGCTCTGCTACCGGTACTACGGAACGCTGCAGGGCACCGTTGAGGCCGTCTACGACGCGAATCCGGGGCTGGCGAATCGACCGCAGCCGTTTCCGTCTGGTGTCGAGATAGTGATGCCGGATCTCGATGCGCCGCGCGTCGAGTCGGTCCAGCTCTGGACATAGCGAGGGGCGATGGAAGCGATTTTTCAGATTGTCGCGAACGGCTCGGACGTGACGAAGGTGATTCAGGATCGCGTGCTCGAGATCCGGGCGATCGACAAACCCGGTCTAGACGCCGACGAGTGCACGATCACGCTCGACGATCGTGATGGCCGCATCGAATTCCCGCCGAAGGGCGCGACGTTGAAGGTGTCGATCGGATGGGAAGGTATGGGGCTGTCGATGCTCGGCGAGTACGCCGTCGACGAGGTCGGGCTACGCGGCCCGCCGGCCAGTGTCGTGATCCGGGGGAAGCCCGCGAACATGCGCGCGACGTCGAAGACGCAGCGGTACGGGAGCTGGTCGAACGCGAAGCTGGCCGACATCGTCGGCGACGTCGCGCGTCGTAACAAGTGGTCGGCCGCGTGCGACGTCGACGTCGTCGTGCCGCGCATCGACCAGTTCGGCGAGAGCGATCTGCACTTCATCACGCGAGTGGCTCGGCAGTACGGTGCGACGGCGACGGTCAAGGCCGGCAAGCTGATCGTCCTGCCGCGCGGCGGCGGCAAGAGCGCGAGCGGCAAGCCGCTGCCGATCGTCACGCTCACGCCGGGCGACCTGCTCGATTACGACATCAATTTCCCGGATCGCGCGAGCTTCGCGGCCGTGCGCACGAAGGTGCATGACCGCAAGACGGGGAAGAAGATCGACCTGACGATCCCGAATCCGGACGCCCCGCCAGGTGCGTCCGCGGTGCATACCGAACGCCATGCGTTTGCCAGCCCGGAAGCGGCGAAGGCCGGCGCGACGTCGCGCATGGCGACGCTCAACCGGCACACGTCGACGAGCCGGCTGACGATGCGCGGCCGCGCTGATCTGTCGGCCGAAAAGACGATCACGCTGCAGGGATTCAAGAAGGGCGTGGACGGCGAGTTTCTGATCGAGTCGGTCGAGCACACATTCGCGTCACGCGGGTGGATCACGGTCGTTACATTGAATGGAGGGAACAAGGGGAAAGCGAAGGTCGGGCACGGGAAGAAGAAGGGCAAGAAGATCGATCTGGTGGTGCCGGCGCCGAAGTAACGCCGCGCACTGTTATTTGAAGGCCGCTCACGGGACAACCGGAGCGGCCTTTCTTTTTATCGGGCAAGGGGAACCGATGCAAGACCATGAAAAGACGATTCTGGAGCTGATCATCATGGGCGGTTTGATTGGCATCGCCAAGGTGTTGGTGGGTAACGAACATTTGACGCTCCGGCTCGTTGCTGGCCGTGCCGTATTGGGATCAGCGACGTCGATGGTGGCGGGGCTCGCGCTGCTGCAGATCCCGGATCTGCCGCCGATCGCGCTACTCGGGCTCGGTAGTGCGCTCGGCATTGTCGGGTCGCAGTACCTCGAAGTGCTGCTGCGGCGGCACGCGAAGCGTGTGTTTGGGGAGAAGTAACGATGGCGCGAATCAGTGTTGCCGCCGCAGGCGGAAAGAACCGTGTGGCGTTTCTCGACACAGTTGCGGTCAGCGAGATCGGCGCGGCGTTGCTGGCGAAGTCGGACGACGGCTACAACGTGCTGGTCGGATCGACGGCATCGCGTCCGCTGCTGTTCTCCAGCTACGCGTCGCATCCGAATGTGCTCAACCGGCAGATCCGTGTGCCGTCGACGGCGGCCGGCCGCTATCAGATCCTCACGCGCTGGTGGCGGATTTATCAGGCACAGATGAAGCTGCCCGACTTCGGGCCGGTGTCGCAGGACCGGTACGCGTTGCAGCAACTGCGCGAGCACGGTGCATTGCCGTTGATCGACGCCGGACGGTTTCGTGAAGCGATCGCCAAGGTGTCGAACGTATGGGCCAGTTTGCCGGGGGCCGGCTACGGTCAGCATGAGAACGACATCGAGCATTTGCTGGCCGCGTATCGCGCGGCCGGCGGGGAGGTGGTCGCATGACATGGATCGATCCGCGTATCTGGCTGCTCGTCGTTGCCGGCGTCATTGCCGGCTCGGCCTGCGGTTACTTCAAGGGACACCGTGATGCTGATCAATCCGCGAAGGTCGCGGATCAGGCGAGGCAGATCGATGACCTTCGGAACGAACGAAACGAGATTCGCCGCCGGCTGGCGGCACAAGAGGGGATCGCAACCGATGCTGCAAAGAAACGTGATCAGGCGGTCGCTGATGCCGCTACTGCCGATGCTGCTGCTGACGGCCTGCGCAAGCAGGTCGCAGTGCTCGTTGCCGACGTCCGGCGTGCCAGCGCTTCGGCCGGAAGCCCGGCAGCCGGCGACGCCCTCGATCTGCTTGCCGACGTGTTCGGCCGGTCTGACGAGCGCGCGGGAGAGCTGGCGAAGATCGCTGACGAGCGGGGCATCGCCGGCCAGCAGTGCGAGCGCAGTTATGACGCGTTGATCGGCGACGCGCAATCCAATCTGCCGCAGTAGCGCGGCGATCGAGGCCGGGCGGCCTCGAAAGAAACAGGGCGACCGAGGAGCGTGCAGGAACACGCTTCCCGGTCGCTTTTCCACTGTCTACGCCAGTGAATCGGCCAAGGCCCTGCTACCTACCGGTAGGCGGGCCGGATTCTACACCAAGTTTTAAAACGGCTTTCACAATGGCAAATCCCATCATTCCTTGGATCGGCGGCAAGCGCCGTCTTGCAGACCATCTCATCCCGCGCTTCCCGGCGCACGACTGCTATGTCGAAGTGTTCGCGGGCGGGGCCGCACTGTACTTTCTTCGACCGCCGGCCAAGGTCGAGGTCGTCAACGACGTGAACGGCGAACTGATCAATCTGTATCGCGTAGTGCAGCATCACCTGGAAGAGTTCGTGCGTCAGTTCAAGTGGGCGTTGACGAGCCGGCAGGTGTTCGAGTGGCTGAAGCAGACGATCCCGGAAACCCTCACCGATATCCAGCGTGCGGCCCGGTTCTATTACCTGCAGAAAAGTTGCTTTGGGGCGAAGCTGGAAGGGCAGACGTTCGGGACTGCGACAACGACGCCGCCGGGTCTGAACCTGTTGCGTATTGAGGAGGAGCTGTCTGCAGCGCACCTGCGGCTTGCGAACACGTTCATCGAGCGGCTGGATTGGGCTGCCTGTATTGATCGATACGATCGCCCGCATACGCTGTTCTACCTGGACCCACCGTATTACGAGACGGAGGGGTATGGCGTGGCGTTTCCATTCGGCGAGTACGAGAAGATGGCGCAACGCCTGCGGTCGATCAAAGGGCGCGCGATCGTGAGCCTCAATGACCATCCCGACATTCGGCGCGTGTTCGACGGCTTCCACATCGAGACCGTGCCGATTCAATACACGGTTGGCGGTGGGAGAGGCGTCGAGCGGAACGAGCTGATCATTTTCAGTTGGGACGACGCGGCGCAGCCGGTCGGTCTGTTCTAGCGGACGGCTCGGCCGCAGGTCCGTTCCTATGGCGTACCCCGCAATTCTGAGGGGTTGTTTGGCGGGAGGCGCATTGGCTAAATGTCACATTTGGTCAAGTCGCCTTCCGACTCTCGACAACCGGCTGTTGCTCGGGTAATAGTCGGATCATTAGAAACCGAGAGGGCCTGCGTGTGAAGCGGAACTATCTCCGTGTCGGAGATCATTCGACCAGCGGCGGGGTGGTCGTCGACAGCATTCCGACTATGAGTTGCCAAGGGGTTGGACTTACCTACGTTGGAGCCAAAGTAACTTGTCCGGCGTGCAAGCGTGTCGGCGTCATCGTTGCAGACGGGCCGCGTTGGCCGGGCAATTTGATGGGGCACCAAGCTGCGCTGGAGGGCGATAAGGTCGCATGCGGGTGCAGTCCGCTCCCGACCATGATCGCATCGCAGTCTGAGATGTTTCAGTCCTTCGAGTCGGATGCACTCGTCAAAATGGGCTTCTCTGCGACAGGAGGTCCGGTCGCGCTGGAACTCGCTGCCCCGAAGCCATCCGAGGGATTCTGTCTTTCGTGCATGGTTGCTGCTGCCAAGAACGCGGCGGCGATGATCGTTCGCGGGTGAGCAGTGATGGGCATTCACGATATCTATTCGGCAGTGCAGGAGCGGGCGAGCCTTCCGGTTCGTCTGTTTGCGCTTGTGGATGGTCTGTTGTATTCCGAGCTGGTCGGTTCCGAGCCGCGCAGGGCGCGCGATTCGGCAATGGCGTTGCTTGATGCAACTCCGGACGCCTCGCTCGCGGATGCCGGCCCTTGGCTATTCGACTTCGCGGCTGTCGATGGTGATTGCCGGCGCGGGCTCGGGAAGTTGGCGCAGAGCGAATATGGGGTGAACTGGATCATCAGCGCGTACGGGCCGAACCAGCTCGCGGCCGAGCTTCGGGAGAGATTGGACGGTACGCTTCCGGACGGTCGATCGGTGATGCTTCGCTACTACGATGCGCGCGTGATGCGCCATTTCGCGCCGGCACTCAGCTCGACCGAGCTGACGATATTCTTTTTCCCGACGTTCGATTGGCTGATAGAGATCGACGGACAGCTCTTCAGGGCGCACCCTTATGCCGCTTAATCTCACCCCGGCGCACCTGTCGGCACTCGCTGAAGGTGAAGCGCGCAATTTCGTCGACGGCGTGCGGCGCGATCTGATCAAGGCCGACCCCACCCTCGGGCAGGACATCGACCTTCACCATCGTCTCTGGGATGCGTATCGAGCAGCGCGGACGCTCGGCATCCAACAAAGCGATCACCTCGTCCAGTTCCTCAAAATCGAGGCGTATTCGCCGAGCTTCTACGACAAGCCTGCAACGTGGGCTTGGCTGACGAAGCCCGGTCGCGACGCTGACGAGCGCTTCCAAGTCTACGTCCAAGAGATCACTTGGCGATCCCAACATCCCGACAGCTTGAAAGGAGTCCCGCATGGCGGCACCGTTAATCCCCCTAGTGACAGCCGCAGCGGCGGAAGCGGGGCCGGCATTGTCGGCTATTGGAAGCGTATTACTGGGGGGCGCGGCAGTAGCGGGGATAGGTAGCCTTCGTGGTGACGTTAGCAAGATGGACGAGCAGGCGAAGGCAAAAACGGAATCGCGGACAATGTCCGACTCCACTGCGCCCTGCAAGAAATGCCCGCCCGAACAGACCGGCAAACTTGTGCGTAGCCGACACGGCGCCAACTGGCCTGCTTATCGATATCAGGCGCGAGTAACCGGCTTCGCGTTCGATGCGGAGAGCTGCCTGTGGAGCGACGAGTGGGAGTGGCTTGGGATCGATTTTGACGGATTCAAGCCACAAGAGTGTTTGCTGCAGGAAGCGAAGGGGAACTACGACCAGTTTCTTGATGGATCTATTCCGAAGTCCGAACAGTTCTTCAAGGGCTTTCGCCACATGCGCGATCAGGCGATCAAGCGTGCGTTGAGGGTCAAGGCGAACCCACCAACGCGGCTACGGTACTATTTCCAAGGACCGCTGACCTATAAGCGAATGGCGGTATGGTTCAAGACCATGTCGATTGAGTCGGAGTATTTTCCGTAACTTCCTACCATCATGAAAATTGATTCTTTCATCAAGGCCGGCGGGATCGAGGTGTTCGCATTCGCGCAAACACTTGCGAAGGTCGGCGCAATTGTTGATGTAATGGCGGCCGCGGCTCCGGATCTGACGCGTCCGAAGTGGCGTATGCAGGGCGATACGCTCGAAGAGGCGCAGGCTGGCGAGGTGTATGCGGCCGATGGCCAGCCTAGTAGCGCGGCGGTAACGGCGCTGGAGAATGAATACCGAGGCGAGGAAACGTCGTCGCTCGGGATATGGGACGGTAGCACGGACGATTCCATTGGCGCATCGATCGAGGTCTTCGCGTGCGGTGGGCACTTCCCTGACACGGTCTCGCTCGGCGCTCGCGGGGCGTTCATCGAGCACAAAGATACTGTGGCGAGTATTGTGGTCAAGACCGCACAGGAGTTTTTGCCGGCCGTGATCTCGGCCGCGCCGGACGGTTATTCGGAGAAGCAGGCGTTTCAGGATCGTCCCGGTGTCGGATGGATGATCTATCTGCCGGTGGATCTGACCGTGCAACAGATCCCTGAAGCGCAGGAGATCATTTCCGTGTTGTCTGCAGATGGGAAGAGGCGGCTCGGGACGATCCTTGTCAGCATCAAGGATGAGGTGTTCTCGGCCGACAATGAGGAGCACCTGGCCGTGGCACACAATATCGAGGCGCGACTGATTTCGATGGATCTCCTCCCGCTTCTTGCCGAGATTTGAACGCTGCCGATGCCGGACGTAATGCCGGCTTCAGTCGAAGCGAGCGCTGTCGATCATCCGGCGGAGCTGGTCGAGCGCGAACGAATCCGGATAGCCGTTCTTCTTCAACTCCAGCTCGGCCGCGCAGACCATTTTTTCCATGAGCCGCAGTGTTCGGCGGACATGCACAACTTCCAGCACGAAACGCTGTTCGAGAGTCGGCAGCTTGTTTTTCTTGAACGGGGTTGCGCTCCACGCGTCGCGTAGCTCGGCCCATGTCAGCCGCTGAAACTCCGGCAACTTGGTGGCCTTATCGGAACCGGGGTCTGGCTCGCCGGGCGTGTCGTACAGTCTGCGCTTCATCTCTTCGCGTGCCCGCCACTCGTCAGAGAACGGCGCGACCGGCGCACGTGGGTTGCCTATTCGGCCAGCCCGCGTAATCTCTTTGTCGATCTTGTTCGACAAGCGTCGCAGCGGGGCCGCGTATTTCAACGTGTCCGCTTGCTCCAGGTACGCGATCATGCGTTTGGCATCGTCCGTGAGCGAATCCATTTCCCTCAGCGTAATCCGCAGGTGCAGCACCTCCAGAATAAGGCGATGAACCTCGGCGTAGGTGCACGTGTTCCACCATTTCGACAGCTCGTCGAAGCGCGGCGGACTAAATGGGGGCAATATCATGATGCGGGGATAACACTGTATGGATATACAGTTTATCTTGTGCCAAGATGGTGCCGTCAAGTCCCAAAAATAGGGATCGAGGAGCGGCGCAGTAAGATCTGAAGAGGGAAGCCACCGGACGGAGGGTGATATGTTGCGACCCATGACAGCCGTGCAATCGGCATTCGTCGACATGTGTATTGCAGATGCCAAATACCATATCCTAAGCCTCATGGAAGTCACGGTCATAGGGTACGAAGCGCGGAGCTGCAACGATCTCGGAGGGAATATCGTCGTGGGGAAATATGGCTTCTGCGAGCATCAGGTGACGCTCGGCCGAGAATTGTTCCCCGACGCGCCGGGCCAGCCCGAAGGCTCCGGGTTCGATGACGTCTATTACGACATCATTTGCACCGCGCTGGACGATTGGCTCAGCGGCCCCGTTATACCGCTGGACCAGATTCAATCGCCTCCACCGCTGGGCTATGACTAGCCGGACACTGACATCTCGAATGAAGAGGGGACGTGACGCGTGTGCACTAACTACAAAGCGCCAGACGAAGATCCGGGCATCAACGAGCTGAAGATCGGCATCGGCGACTTGTTTCGCCGCGAACCGTGGGATGTCGATGTCTGGCCCGACTATCGGGCGCCGGTCATCCTTCCGGACGGTGACGGTTCACTCGTCGAGATTGGGGTGTTTGGCTTCTGGCCAAAGTTCATACAGCCAGACAGAGTCGACGACAAGGGCAAGAAGTTGAAGAAGTTCGATACCGTCAACGCGCGAGGTGAAGACGTCGCAGAGAAGCGCCTGTATAAGCGCGCGTGGCACGACGGCCAGCGCTGCCTCATCCCTGCCCGATATGTCGTGGAGCCGTCATACCCGCATGCGACGTCGACAGCCGGTGGCGGATGGGATCGCGGGTCGTGCGTTTGGCAGCGGATCGGCGTTGCCGACTGGCAGGCATACTGCGTGGCGGGAATTTGGCGACGCTATCAGGGCGACGATGGCCGCGTGCTAATCGGTATGACCATGCTTACGCTCAATGCGGATGAACACCCGCTATTCCGCCGTATGCACCGGCCTGACGATGAGAAGCGGGGTGTTGTGATCCTGCGCCCGGCCGACTATGACGAGTGGCTACATACGAAGAATGTCGAAGCCGCGCGCACGCTGCTGCAGCTCTATCCGGCTGACGAAATGGTTGCCGGACCAAAGTAGCTTTGCTGCGCTCAGGCACACATAAGCCTGCTATGAGCGGACTTATGTGTGTGCGGCAGATTCTGGATAGAGGCCCTGCTAGAGTCGCCTTGCGGTGATGTGGCGACGCCTCTGTGCGACTGGATCGAGTTCAGTCTTCTTTTCGGGCCTGTCGCGTTAAGGGGGCAGCAATAGCAGCGAGATAAAGCATATGAGTATCGTCGCCATCTAGCGGGTCGCCGTAGTAGACCTTTTCAGCGATGTCTAGGATGTCTGATACAGCGCCGTACTGTTGACCCGCTTCAGACAAATATTGGACTTGTTTTGCCTCATCGTCGGCGATTCGCTGTGCCGCTCGTGGCACCGGCGTATCCGCCAGCGATTCCCTTATGCCAAGTTGCAGGTGGGGGAGCATCTTTGCCGACTCTTGCGAATGCCCGGTATTCGGGACCGCAATTTCCATTAGAACATTGAGCGCTTGACGGAACCACTCGGTTTCGGTTCCCGTCGGCAACGCGTGGACGTGTTCCAAGTACGTCACGGCGTCTGCAATGACGTCGTCGGACTCACGCTGTCGTCGAACAAAATCTTCGTGCTCGCGTGCTAATTCCTCGAAGCGCTCGGCAAGGGTTTCGACAACGTCGTTCGACTCAGCGCCATTTCTCCAAAGAACTGTACGGGCGAGCGAAAGGCATGCGTGTTTTAGCTTGGTTGTCATGGTGTTGGCGTGGCTCCGGGCGCAGCTTTTGAATTTTGGTCTTGTCAGCTAATGTGCAGGTACTGCTACATCATTGGAGTGACGGGTGCAGGTGCTGCGGTGGGTTGCATGCTCATGTGACCGGGAAAAGTTGCTTTGGCCGCCTGAGTTTACCAGCGGGCCGGACGCGTCTGCGCGAAGTTCGCCGTTTGGCCAGGTGCAGGGGGAATCGGCAGCGACCAGGGGCCTGTCCTGCCTCGCGGGTGTAGCGCTGCGGGCACAACCCGCCACATAGTGCTAACCCCGACACGCCAGTTGCCGTCGACAGTCTAGATTGTGACTGTACGGGTTCGTTGATCGAACATCGGACGTTCTGTCCATTTCCTCGATATGTCGACCGGAGACCGCTACGTGAACGAATCGACCTACCGTCTCATTTTCGGCGTCGTCGTGAGCGCTTACGGCACGGCGATATTCGCAATCATGGCATTTCGTCCAGAGCGAATATTGGCCTTCTATTGCAGATCAAGGGCCTGGCGATGGTGGTACAAATTCTGGCTCAACATGTCTGCAGAAGACATTATGTCAGCCAAAATGGTTCGACGAACCAGACTCCAGGGGGGGATTGGGCTGGCGTTCTTTGCAGTCGTTATCTTGGGCGCCTTGTTCCAGTTGTAGAGCAGGCGCTCGCCTACTAGCGAATTCATGAGCGCTCTTTTGGGATTGGGCGAACATCTCTAAGGGGTAACCGCCGATCCGGAAAGGCGTGAGCGTAGGTCAGGGCGTAGGTTTGCGCGTGGAGCCTTGTCAAATAAGACGCAGGTACTGCTGCATCATCGGGCACTGCAAGTAGCTTTGCAACCCAGTGGCTCGATCTGAATCCAGAAGCACAAAAGCCCGCTGCAAGCGGGCTTTTTTGTGTGCTACAAATTTGCTACAGCACGAGGCTGCAGCCTTGCTGGATAAGCCTTGCGCTTATCATTCCATCCCCTGAACTACGGGGCGGCATACCAGGGCGGAGATCTCCATGCTGTCCCTTTTCGGCCAGGAGCGGCCGCTCGACCTCAGCGCCTGAATCGTCGACGTCGGCGTCAGGCTGATAAAGGCGTGACTGGGGTTGCATTGCCACTTCACTGGGGGCGCATCTCGTAAGCTTGTGGGTCGCATTATGTCTCGTGCATACGGCGGCTCGCGGTTCGCGACAATCGTTGCGTCAGAAGTGGCAAGAGGTAGGCAAGACACAACGATTTCTGCTTTCAATGCGGAGGCGGCCCCTGGTGGGAGCGCGGCTACGTTCCGCTCAAATGCTTGGCACCGGCGACTGGTGAAACTAATGGAGCAACCGACGTGATAGTGCAAGGTAAACGGGTGGCCGTCGTGGCGCCGGCGGGCATTCCTGACGGGGATAATCTGGCGCAGGCCGTGTCGCTGGTGGAAAGTTGGGGTTTTTCCGTCTGTGTGGGCGCGCACGTAACTGACCGGTTCCGGTATCTCGCGGGATCTCATCAGGATCGTATTGGCGATCTGCTTGCCGCGTTGTCAGACCCGGCAGTCGATATCGTCTGGATCGCACGCGGCGGCTATGGCTCTGCGCATGTGCTGTCCGCGCTGCCCACTACCGTGCCACGAAAGAAAACCGTGATCGGCTTCTCCGATGCGACCGCGCTTTTCTGTGCGCTGAAGCAGATTCCCGGCGTCACCGTAATTCACGGGCCGACGCTCAACGGCCTCGCGACGAAAGTTGACGAGGAGTCGCGCCTCAGCGTTCTGGGTGCGCTCACCGGGGTCTCGCCGACGCCACTGCCACTCGAACGTCTGCATGGGGCGGCTGATTCGATCGGAGGGCCGCTTGTCGGCGGCAATCTCACGGTACTCGCGAGCATGGCCGGCAGCCGTTGGCAGCCTAGATTTCGCGACTCGATTGTCGTTCTGGAGGACGTTACTGAACTTGCATACCGCATTGACCGCAGCATCATGACGATGCGTCACGCCGGTATCCTCGATGGCGCACGCGCGATTGTGCTCGGCGACTTCATCCGCTGCCCGTTGCCGGCCGGGGCCAACTACTTACTCACGGACGTTCTGCTGGACGTGTTGGCGCCGCTCGGCGCCCCAATCTATGGGGGCCTTCCCGTGGGGCATGGTCAGCGCAATCTGTCGTGGGTGATTGGACGGCCTGCCGAGATCCGCGGAGGCATGTTGCTGCGATAGCTTTGCCCTTCGCACACCCTGTTCGATCGTCGATTGTCGGGCAGCGGACGGGATTCGGCCAGATGCGGTCGATCGACATCAACGTCTAGATTGTCGACATCCATTAGCGGGCATGTTCGTCGACGGACAGTAGAATGAAAAGAGACTATGGGGTGAAAATGACCGATACGGAGCTGAAGCTACGCAAGCGCTCAGCGACGCCGATAACCCCCGTCGCTTCCCGCCCCTTCTGCACGGAACCGCACAGAAATCCAGATCGTAAGTCTCAATTGCTGTCGAATGGAGGCAACCAGATGAAACTTCGGGCCGGATATGATCAGACGTTTCGGTATGTGCGACAAAATGCACACGGCTTGATGTATGACGTTGGGTTTCACGTATATCAGCGCAACGATGGAACATTCATACTCGGCTACGAAGTAGTGCAGGAGGAAACTAATTGTCAATTCGGAAGTGGCGCTATTAGCTTGAACTTCGAGGGCACACGCGAAGAAGTGGAAACACATGTTCGGTCATTGCTGGAAAATATGATCGACAATCTGGCGGACGAGAGCGGGGAGAGAGTAACAATAACGCGAACAGGCGAACGTGCCGACTATCGGGTTGTCGAATGGAACGACGGGACTGACGGGGCTATCGATGACTTGGTTCTACGCTGTCCGGAATTAGTGCTAGGGCGATATGTTGCAATTGCAAGTTGTGACAGCGGCCCATATACGCCGACCAATGAGGAATTCACGGCTGGATGGTCAAAGATCGGTGCACTCGCGATTAGTCCGTTAGTCAAGGTGGTATCTCAGCTTCCGATGCCAGGCTTTGACGAGTGGTATGTGTACGATAGGTTTATAAAATTTGAGCCCCATGCAAATTTCGTGAATCGCTTAGGGTTTAGTCCGCTCAACGTCGATGACATGTACACAGAAGAATTCTGGAGACAAGTCGCCAAGTTGGAGCCTCTGCACGTGCTCGGTTCAGGCAGCCCGGGCGTGTTTTTAGTCACCCGCGACAAAACGCTTTTCGAGGCAGTAAATCGTGATGCAACACCGTGA